ATTGTTTGGCATTGCATTCTTCGCATTGATGGGGTCTGCGGCCTTATTTTGCAACTGTTCTAAGAGATCTTTGGCATAATCCTGTTTACTTAAATCTTCCCTCATATTACTGAGTTGTCCTTCAAGTTCTTTAATATAACCATCAGCTTCTATTTTGCCTTTGGCTAATACTTCAGGGTCTTTCCAATTATCTCCCTTCGCCTCTACGAGTTTCTGTACAAAAGAATCCTGTGGTTGGGTACTCTCAGTAGCTTGAATCTCAGGTTGAGTAGTGTCATTGGTTTGTCCACTCTCAGAAAACACATCCATGTTTTATTCCTTATTAATTGTTATGAGTTTAAGCAGATCATCAAGTACTTGGTTGTACTCGTTGACTGCCACTTGACGTAGTTCCCAATTAGGTACTGCGTAATCACGAACCGATTCTTTCTTTTTAAAATCTTGTTCGAGAATTTCTTTTAGATCATCGAAAGCATTTCTGTAACCTAGTACTTCAGCTTTACGTTTCTCTTTATCTTGTCCCTTGAGACCTTTTAACCAGATAGATTTCATTTCTTCTTTTTCATATTCATGCGTGCTACGTTTGCAGCTCTTTTTCTATATTCAGCTTGAGCTACGGCTTGGGTTTTATTTAAAGGTTTACCTCTGCTTGAATCTAACAGAGATAGTTGTTTTTGTTTCTTTGTTGTGTTGTTATACGGTTTAACTTTACCTGCTTTATATGGCATATCTATATTCCCATTTCTTGAGCTAACATTAATTGTTCTTGGTTAATAGCTTCAGCTTCTTGCATCTGCTGTTGTGTTTCAAGTTGCTCAGATACTGAAATGTTTTCTGAGAACAACTCAGGTTCACCTAATTCTTCTGACAAGATTCTGGCAAACTCTTTACCTGACAAGTGGGCAGCTACTGTAGGGTCTGACAACTTAATCTGGTATAACTGGGTAAGGTTCTGTATACGTCTAGCTCGTTCAGCAAAGTGTCTAGCACCTACAGGAACAATCTTACCTTTAGCTGTAATGTCATCCTTAGTAATCGTCTGGAATAGAACAGCACCTGTAGCATCATCTAAAACTCTTATTGTGTCAGACATATTCATATAACGACGAGATACTTCAAGCATAGCATTGAGTATTGGCTCAAGGAACACACGTTCGAAGTGAGCTGTCTTATGTTCAAAGATACGAGAGGCTGAGTTCTGTAGTGACTGTACCTCAAATGCTGTCTTCTCACCTGGTGTACGGATACCCATAGCTTGACGAGGTGCACCTGCCATCTCTTCCATCTTGTCTTCCAAGAATCTAATCTGTAGGTCAGCCTGTAATGCTGTAGCATCAGGAGCCATGTAACCTACGTCACCCTCTTCGCCTAGATACACACGACCACCTGGTTCAAAGTCAAAGTCCTCTACGTCACCACGGATCTTTAACATAGGGTAAGCTATCTGGTCAAACACATCTGACTTTAAGTTCTCTAAGTGGTCAATACGGTACTGCATACCAACTAAGTTATCTAATGGTCCCATAGCATACAAGTTGTCAGGGCGAGGTCTCCATCCAGCTTGGAAGATAGGTGAACTACCTAACCAGCTAGGGTCTTCTTCGTTAGCCATAACGTATGCTCGGTCAACTACTGTAATAATACGGTTCTTTAGTAGAACACCATTTTCTGTGTCATAGTAGTCACCATAGAAGGTTAGAACTTCCACGTAGTCCGACTCATAGTACTGCTGAATGGATGTAAAGCCGTCAGCTATGTAACCGTCAGCTTTATCATATGTGGCGTCAGAACCCCTTACAGCAGCTCTAGCACCCATCATTTTAGAGAAGACACCTTCCATGTATGACTTTGACGGATCACTGTCTATCATACCTCGGATCTCTCCAAGAGTCTTTATAGACTTGAGGATCTTAGGTGACTTCTCAAAGCTGGGTGCTGTAGGATTAAAACAAAGATCGTATGGTGAAACACGTACAACCTTTGGACCTACATAGTTTACAACGAGGTCCCCAGCTTCTTTAACTTGATAGTTGTCTTCCCATGTAACAGTAGCAAAGCAATTACCGTATTGAATGTAATCGTAGAGTAAGTCACTAGCTGTATTAACAAAGTCAGACTGACGAACTTTATTGTCCATGTATGCTTGTATTACATTGCGTTTAGCTTTAACATTAGCATCTCTTGTCTCAGCTTCAAAACGCATCCACTTAGACTGTGGGAATAATGTAGCAAAGTAATTAGCATGGAGGTTATCCATGATCTGAGTTAGCTTAGGAGTTGTCGTACTGTTAGACCAAGGAAGCATAGCATTCTTAGTTGTACTGGTATCTGTAGCATACAAGTAGTTACGTAACTCTTTCCACTCTTCAACTTTAGTCTGACGAAGGTTAGACCATTCACGCCATCTGTTAGATACCTCCACAGCCATTGAGTCAGGACCTAAAAGGTATTCTAATTCTATTGTTTCACCAGCCATTAAGAGGCTCCTCTAAATCTGTTATTAGCCCAAACGATATTTTTGTCTTTATTTCTACGTACATTCTTGAATGGCTTGACAGCAATGTCTATAGCCGAAGCAAGAGCATCTTTAATATCGTCATGCGGTGGGTTCCTTGACTGTAGTTCTTCTTCTAAAGTCTGTGTGTTACCACCACGATAATGCCATATTTGTAAGTTGTCATAACGAGGTTCTAAAGTTGCAGATATTCTTTCGTCTTTATTACCTTGGTATTTGTTAGGTCTAAACTCATCTACACTTATAGCTAATCCGTGTTGCTTGATAAGTTCTTTTAGTTGTTTAACGATTGCTTGTTGGGCTACTGTAACCTCAGCTCTTAGTTTACGGAATGACCACTTAGTTGACAACTGTAGTATGTGCTCAAAGTAATCTGTAATCCTGTCAGTACGAAAACGATCAATGTCTAATACGTATATGTTATTATCTGAGTCAACCCCTACGATGACAATAGCTGTGTAGTCTGACTTCTTAGATAAACTAAAAGCAAAGTCTACAGCTGCAAATACGTTTAGCTTAGAGTCTTTGTAAAACCAGTGTCCTTGATCTTCTTTTAATAATTTACGTTCGTAATACTGAAACCTTGTGCTTTCTATAGGTACGTTGTCAGGGTCTGAAGGATCGTTGTAGTACTGTGCTCGGAACTGTCCTTTGTCTAAGTACTGTCCTCTTTTCTTAGCTAGTACCTTAATGTCAAACCCGAACCACTTACCGTCCTTACGTTGACTACGAGGCCATAACATTTCACCTGTGCCATCTCCTCTATCCTCTACAGGACGTTCAAAGATCTCGTAGATGTTATCCTCACCTACCTTGTTACCATCGTCATCAAACAGTTCTTCTGTCATTTGTAGCAGATCGTTGTATAGATCTACAGGATGGTAACGTGTACCTACAACCCACTCTCTAGCTTCTGCACCTTCTATAGATGACAATAAAGAGTATTGGCTCTTAACTTTGTTTCTTCCCTCACCTGTATATGCATTCTCATATACTACTATATCATCGAGGACAGCAATATCGCAGTGCATCCCTGTAAGAGAAGTAGTGAGGCCACCTGTAAAAACAGAAGGGTCCCTAATCTTCTCAGCCTTACGAGCAGGGTGGTCAAGCATAATCTCCGAGTTTGTCCACCTTGTACGTTTACCATCTTCAGGATGTACATGGTCAGGCCAGTATCTACTATACGTATCAGATGTTAGAATTGACTTAATAAATCCTAACTGTTTTTCTGCTAGGTTAGCTGTAGCAGATATATACAGGATACGTAGTGTTGGGTCTTTGGTTAATTCCCATGCTACCCTGTAAGCTATCATACGAGACTTACCGTGGTCACGAGGAAACAAAAGAAGTTGGTGAGACTTAGAATCTTCTCGACCCCACCAGTTGCATACATCTTCGTGACACTGACCTAGCATTTGTTCAGGTGCTACTAACTTAATAAATGTAACTAAGTCGTTCTCAGCAGCTGAACGTATTTGATCTAATGTAGCCATAGTATCCTAGTTATTTTTATTTGTCAAGTATAAAGTTATATTATTTAATAAGACCATGTAATACTTACAGAACCACCATCAAAAGTATTAGACCCTGATGGTTTAACTTTAAGTTGAGTTAGTTCACCAGATAATGTTTTAGAACCTGCACCTACTCGTTGTTCATTTTGGTCTGGGTCTATGACAGTATGTGATTGAATAAACGTATTGGTTGTATGGACTCTTGTAAATGTCATAGAGCCTGTCCATTTGTCTGCTGAGTTTTGTCCTCTAATAATCATACCTGCTGTAGACTCAGAAGCATTCGTCCAAACAGACCTAGATATATATCCTGAAGTTTCAATACCACCTGAGTCACCTATTTGTATAAGTAAATCGTCACTACCACTCATACTTAATTGATCAAGCATTATTGTAACTTGACGGACATCAGCAGGTATAGATGTAAAGTCTACAGCAGAAGTACCTGATGGTGACACAGGAGCAAGAGAACCTGATGGAGCAGAGGCTAATGTTTCTATAGCAGACTTAACTTTAGCTGGTGATACAATACCTTCTGTAGTAGATGTACCTGTTGTCCATGCACTTGCAGCTTGAGCATTTCTAGCATTAAGTTGTGTTTGGATATTAGAAGACACACCATCTGTATAGTTTAACTCTGCTGCTGTAGAGGAAATACCTAAGTTACCTAAAGCTGCAGGAGCACTAGCTAGATCACTAAGGTTATTAGAACCAAGCATGTCACCACTACCTGAACCTGAAGTACCTTTAGCTGCAAGAATAAACCACTTACCAGCTGCTAGGTCAGAAGAAAAGTTAGAGCCTGATGTGTGAGCTACTAGAGCAATATATGAGTTACCTGATTCTGCTACCACATCGTAAAGGTTATATGAGGTTGAACCAACCCATGCACTACGGAAACTAAAAGCTGTGCTTAGGTTTGATACTAGAGCATTATTTAAGTAAAGGTTGTTAAACTTACCTATACCGTTAATAATCTCATTACCGTTTAGATCTAGGTTCTCAGACATAGAGTTTGGAGTACTACCGTCCCTAGATACTGTGTTGTCAAAAGCATTGTTAAGTGCTTCGAAGTTAGCATTCAATGCTGCTCTACTGTAATAGCCTGATGCTATTGTTGTTACGCCTGGTTTCTTTGCCATTGTATTTATTAATCCTTTACCTTTGGTGGATTGGTTTTAGTTACTTACAGCCATACTCTCATTGGTGTCTCAGGTGTTACCCCATGTGATGTATTAAGTGCCTCTACAGTTTCTCTAACTGCATCACCTACTAATCTAATATTAACATGCCAGCCTGTCATTGCTTGCATCTCAGGATACTCCACGCCGTCTTCATCTGTCAGGGTTACCCCTGTAGGCTCGTGTAGAGTACCTACAACGTCAATGGCGTAGTCAGATGTGTTTTGCACTAGGTAAGGATCACCGATGTTTGTGATAGTCTCCTCACCTGTCTCCTCGTCTACTGTTGTTTCAGTGTCTTGCTTGTAGAATGCAGATAGGACTGTAGGCATTGCATCTTCAGTAGCTAACTTTAAATAAAAATCTATCATGATGATGCCTCCGCAATACCTGAGTCTGTTAGATCATCTGACCAAACTCTGAACTTACCTATTGTACCCATGAAGTCATAGCCTAAGTCTAGGTCTGTGGTTGACAGATCAGGTAAAGCTACAGGTGTTGTATCTGCTGTTAGTGCTGTACCATCGGTAGCTCCGTTGATAAACGTAGAGCCGTTACGAGAACTTACGTTAAAAGGAACAAGAATGCCTTCATTGTATACAACTCCAGTAGCAATAGTGTCATTAACACCACCCGCAATCTGTTGAAACAAAACTCTAAGGCCGTCGCCTGTATTAGTCCCACCTACTATTGAGATAGTGTCACTACCACTTGCTCTCCAACGCATAAATTGGTGAGCAGTAAACTCATCCTGATCAGCATAAGTCATCCTGCCGCCCATCTGTATTGACACAGAGAGAGGGTTGATTTCTTTTACGGATACGTTGTCCCAAAAGTTAAAATCTCCAGAACTTCCGTAGTAGTTCCGTAACTGTATTCTAGTTAAATTACTTACTGCTTTAAAAATAACTGAAATACTTGTATCCGTTTGGTATCTATTAGGACCAAAATTCGTATACAAATTACCTCCTCCGTTTCCATCTACTATTTGTATATATCCGTTAACATCACCAGCAATATAGTTAGCTGTAAATGAATACACTTTACCTGAAACAGTAGTAAAGTCTTGTTGGGCAGTACCAAAACTTGAAGTGCCAGTAACTTTTAATCTGTTAGAGTCCACAGATAATGTAGAACTAGAAGCAGTCCAATCATTTGTGTTACTATCAAACGTCCCATTAGTAATTAGCTCACTACCAATAACAACAGGTGTAGGCCAAGGCATGTTAGCCGCAGGGACTGTTAGTGTCTCAGCCGCCCTTGTTACAGTTGATCCTGTTGTTGGGATGTAGCTTGATGGTGTTGAGGCAACTTCTGTTTGTGCGCCATAAATATAAACTGTAGATGAACTAGCATTAGATGAACTGTCTAAATTTGTAGGAGCTGTTGCAGAATCCCAAGGCAATATTGCAAGATTGTTATTGGCTCCAGTGTTACCAGTTACACTAATTCTATACCAACCATTATCTACATTTTCAACTGTATTGCTTATATAGGTAGTAGAAGATCCATATGCGTGTGTGTCTACAACTGTACCTGATGCAAAAGAAAAGTTAATTAAAAGTCCTTTAGTTCCAGCACCATGACCTAAAACAACATAATCAGCAGTATCTTTCTTTACATACAGAGAATGCGTAAAATTACCTGATATTGAACCACCTCTTCTAATATAAGGATTAGTCCCAGTTGGCGTTATCTTCCAGCCATTATTCGATCCGTCAGGGCTAGTAACAGAAGAAGCAGTAACACTTATGTTATTTTTAGTATAATTGCTACTGCTAAAAAGATTTGAATTAGTTGCCGTGTTAGTCCTAGCTTCACTCTCATGGAGTACGCCTTCGTTTACCCAAGCAGAGCCATTGTAACTGTGGTGATCTGTTCTTGGTACGTTGTTGCCTACAGTTACAAGAGTACCAGAGCTGTTTGTCATTGTAGCCGATGATGCACGAGTATGAGTTACACTGCTAGACAAAGTGCTATCTGCACCGCCTGTCCTGTAGTAGTTCTTCTTAAAGTCAAACACTAGGGCTGGGTCAAAGCTATTGACAGCATAAGATGAAATCAATGAGAATACTGATGTACCATTACGTAAGTCTCTCAGAGCCTCATAGAAGCTACCGTACTCCTCAGTCAAGTACTTGTGTATCCTATCATTCAAAGAACCTGTGTAACCTAAGTCACCCATAGCCTTGTAATGCATATCATTCAGAGAACCAGTATAACCTTGGCTCCTGAAGTACTGAAAGTCTTCATCTACTGTAGGGAAAAATATCAATGTGTGGGGGTATCCTCTTTTTAAATCTACAAAGAGAGAAAGGTCATAGGGCTTACTAGAAGGAGTAAACTGTAAGCTAGACGGGAATCATCTCTTTATTACTTTAGTTGGCTCTTGTTAAGCCTAGTCGTTCAGCATCATCTGATAGTAATGACAAAGCTTCTTTATTCATGTCTTCTTCTTCTTTAGCCTTGAGTTTCTTCTTGGCTACTGTAGCTGCTTCTTTGTCTAACCAACCCTTATCTAGTAATAGCTTGGCTGCACTAAAGGAACTTCTACCCTTTGTCTTCATCTCTTCAGCTATAGCCTTGATAGCTTCTGACTTAACCTTAACCTCTACTTCTTTTCTCCACCTTGCTATGTGGGTCTTAACGCCTGATGCATTGGACACGTTCGTCCATATATCCCAGGAACCAAAGACTGTCTGAGCAAACTCATATTCTGTTGGGTCAGCTGGAGCCATCTGTAGGTATAGCTTCTGTAATGACAAGTACATCTTGCCGTGAGCCTCTAGGTCTCTGTCCTTAAGAGTAAACACAGCATCCTCTGTATCTGAGTAGCATAACTCATAGAATAAGCTTTTAGTTTTTGTCTTACCGTTAGAGCCTTTGAAGTTTTCGTACTGGAACATCATGATGGTTTACTGTATCTTTCTTTTTACAAGCTAATTCACGTAGTATACCACGGGTGTGATATATATGTCAACACTTAAATTAATTATTTTAGTATTTCTTAAATATTACTTAAAGGGTATTGACACAAGTGCAAATAGTGTGTATAATTTCATTACTAGCCGCCAGGCGGTATAAGTATATATACTATAGCTATACCAAGGTATAATCCATTACTCTAATGTTTATCTAAGCTTGGTAGTCTACGCAAGGTACTTACTGTAAAGCTTAGGGACACGTCCAGATTCTACTGTAAGCACTCACCACCCACAAGATATTACAAATAGCCCACCACTGGTTAATCCCTATGGTGGGTTTCTTTTTGCATGCCTAAGAAAATCCTTAGAAAATGTTTTGGTGTAATGTACATATAGAAGGATACCCCGCAGCCCCCCTTGTCAATACCCTAGTGTTGCACAAATGTTACACCCCGGGTAGTTGCAAAAGTATCACACTGTGGCAAATCCATCGCAGTGTGGTAGGAATGACACAGGGGTGCTTAAAGATTGTCGGGGCAATAAACCTAAGCAAACACCAAAGCATTTATCCCTTTGTAATCCATTGCAAATCTATGGATCATGCAAACAGATTGACACATTGAGACACGTTCTTTTTATCCATGCATTATATAGTGCTAAATTAATTATCATTTATTTTATTTTATGTATTGACATATTGAAAAGCTTAAATCTATATTAAGGGACAACTTAAACATAAAAGGAATTAATTAAATGTTATTAGATAGACAACAACAGACTTTATTTGTCACATCAGACAACTACCCGTTTTATTTACAGTTAGATGGTACACTAACGGACACACCTAATGTAAAAGACTGTAGCATGACATATGAAGGCCTAACGCAACTTTTTGAAGCTGACCCGGATACAAGAATAGGTTTTGAAGCCGATCGTTTACACTTTAAAAAGGCATTGGAAAATTCAACATGGTAGATCAATTTAAAACAGATTGTGCATTTGAAGCTTACAAAGAAGAGTTTAATTATTTTGCTATTGAAGGAGGCGTTGGTTTTATATCTTTGTGTAAAGAATTATTCATAGAAGACAATGGAAAGAAAGAAGCCGGGTTGATAGATTGGCGATGGATAGAAAACAGACTGGACGTCCAGTAAGTAACAGTTAACTTTAACATTGGCATCATTCATTGGTGTCAATTGTAGAATTAACTTAAACCAAAACAAAAGGATTTAATAAAATGTCACAGTATAAACTTATAGGCGTTGGAACAAATGCAAAAACAATCAAAGGTGACGGTACTGAATATCTAACGGGTATCATATACCTTGCACCATTTAAAGTGGTAGTAGATAACCGAACCTTTAATTCTTGCCCTATGGCTGAACAAGCAGGATGTGTAGAAGCTTGTTTAAATACGGCAGGACGTGGTGCAATGAATTGCGTTCAAAAGGCAAGGTTAAGAAAAGCAGAATTATTTTATAGAGATCGTAATGAATTTATGAAGCAGTTGATGGTCGATCTAACAAAATTTCAAAACTATTGTAATAAACGAGACATTCAACCCGTGATTAGATTGAACGGAACAAGTGATATCCGTTTCGAGTTAATCAAGATTGACTGTTACACAATATTTGAATTATTCCCAAGTATAGAATTCTATGACTACACAAAGATTGCCAATAGAAAAGTTGACCATATAAACAACTACCATTTAACGTGGTCATATAGTGCGAAAGAAAAATCATATAGTGACATGATGCAAACAGCACTGGATAAAGGTATGAATGTGGCTGTTGTCTTCAGAGAAAAGATATTGGCTAAGCATTGGCAAGGTTTACCAATTGTCGATGGGGATAGTGATGACCTGAGAATACTTGACCCAAAAGGTGGTCATATTGTTTCACTGTATGCCAAGGGCAAAGCTAAAAGAGATACAACAGGTTTTGTGGTAGACTATGCCTAGGAATTTATTATTATCGGTGGCATCTATAACAGGTGTCACTAAATAATATTAAAACTAAAAAGGGATTAAATAAAATGGATAGTGAAAGACATTGGAGTAAATTTAAAAGGCAATGGATTGAGGATGCAATGCGATGGGGTTATATGACTAAGGCAGAGGCATTAAATCATTGGGAACAACAAGAATACAGGGATGAATAAAATGATTAATGAAATACAAACGTATAAAAAATCAATAGCTATGCAAGCTTATAAAGATGGCTGTGAAGTATATGCTACCCAAATTTTAAGGACGTCAGATAGGGCAGAGGATTGCCGTTTGTGGAGTGTTGATGATATATTAAATGTGGATAAAGCTTTATTCATAATCAGAGAGGTATAAATAAAATGGATATGTTAATGATAATATTAATTTCTTTTATTGTGTCATATGGTTTAGGCGTATGGGCTGTGATGCTAGAAATAAAGAGAAGGGGTAAAACAAAATGAATAAATTTATAGTAAACACAATCAGTGACAAGACAGGCAAGCTTGTTTGTTATGAGACTGTGAGAACAAGAGAGGATGCTTTGCGGGTAGTGAAAAGGTATGCGGCAATCAAAGGAATAACAAATGAAATCCAGGAGCAAAGCAAATGATGGACGTTCAAGATAGGCTACGGCTTGCACATGAACTGGTATGCAAGCAAGAGAACAAAAGAATGCGAGAGGTATTCAACATAAGAACCTACAAAGAGGGTGACCAATGGACAGCCCAAAGGAATAGGCAGGAGACAGGTGCAAAAGGCGGTAGGAATAACAAACTTAAAAGACTATGGGTCAAAGAAAGGAATACAAAATGAGCAAATACTTTAATACAACCAAACATAAACGAGACAAACAACGTAAAGAGAGACTAATGAATGCATTAGTATACCTAACACTAGCATTCGCAGCCATTGGTGTCATGTACACGTTTAGCTTGGCATTAACTATAGTATGGGGGTGGGTGTTATGAACCATACACTTAAACTTGAAGGGGCTTACACAGCCTTTGCTCATGCATACGTTGAGCTACCCAAAGGTATGACAGATAAGGACGTGACCCATGTCTATGACAAATATGGTACACTTTATGTTGAGCTGAGTGATGGTAGTGTACTGGAACAACTAATAAATATAGAGATGTTTGATAGTAAAAAGTTAGACTACTATAATATATACTCAAATGATATGGAGCTGTTAAATGTCTAAGGATAAAACGTTACATCAATACCATCAAGATTTAATCAAAGAGATAGATGATGCTGCTTGGTTGGATAAGATGCCTACCGTAGATGATATAGAAGAAGACTATAGCTATCTTAAAGAATTAACCTATAGAACCCTTGTCAGGGACAAGCCCTAGGGTATCAACATTTTTATATCTGTCAAGAGGATAAGGAAAATAAAATAAATGGAATACAGAACGTACATAATGAGAGGCACTAAAGAACTAGAGGTGTTCGGTGATGTATACCAAGATGGCATAGGTTATTGGGATGATCATCAGTTTGTAGTTGAAAGATTGCCTGAGTTTTTTATAACAGAGGCATACAATAATGATAGTCGAAAGGCGGTGGCCTTAAAGTCATTGACATCTAAGGAGATACTGTGCATTTTAGACATGTTTACACAAGATTATTGGGATCAGATATTATGAGTAATTGGTTAAGCCACAAAGAATGTCCATACGAGGACTGCGGAAGCACCGATGCCTTCAGCTACAACCTAGAGAGTTGTTCGGGTAGGTGTCATAGCTGCGAAAGAAAATACCCAAGGACTAAGGATAAGAAGTTCGAGTGGGCATCAGAAACATACCCTGTTATGGGGCAAGAGCAAGAGAAAGACGATTGGGATATGAACCAACAGCAACAAACAAACATTAAGCCAGTGCCTACAGAGGTACTAACACCTGTCTACAGGACTGTCAGGTCTATCAGTGAGCAGACCATGAGGTACTATGGTGTCAAGACGTACCTGGATAGCAAGGGCAAAGAGGTTAAGCAGGAATACCCATACCCATCAGGCGGTATCAAGACTAGGTTTTTTCCTAAAGAGTTTAGAGCTACCAACCTAAAGTCAGATGAGCTATTCGGTATGAACCTATGGAATGCAGGGTCAGGTAAGATCGTAACTGTGACAGAGGGTGAGCTAGATGCCATGTCAGCCTACCAGATGTGTAACTCAGAGAAGTATTCATCAGCCTTTGTGTCACTACCATCAGCCACCCCAAGTAATAAGCTATGGACTAAGGCAGCCGATTGGTTAGGGTCATTCAGTAAGATCATACTGTCGATAGAACATGATGAACAAGGAAATGCTGTAGCTCAACGCATAGCTAACCTATACCCTAACAAAGTTTACAGGGTGCAGCATGACAAGTACAAGGATGCCAATGAGTTCCTTGAAGCAGGGGCACGTAAGGAATTCTATAACGCATGGTTTAATGCTAAGAAGTATACCCCTGAGAACATAATCAATACATCGGATCAGTTCTTAAAGATGTACAACACGAGTGAGAGCCATGTGTATGTAGAGACAGGCGTCCAGGAGTTCGATGACCTATGTATGGGGCTTATGCAGGGGCACTTCACACTCTTCAAGGCTCAGACTGGTATAGGTAAGACAGAATTCATGAGATACCTAGAGTATCACATACTAACGAAGCATCCAGAGATAAGCATTGCAGCATGGCACATGGAAGAGACAAAGCTAAGATCAATACTTGGGTTGGTGTCATACGAATTGAACCAGAACCTGACACGCAAGGATTTAATAGCACAAGACAGTGCAGAACAAAGGGTACGAGATGCTATCGTTAAGTTAACCAAAGATGAGAGACTATATCAGTTCTTTTTGAATGATGAGGACGATCCCCTTGACATACTAGGGCATATACGTTACCTATCTCAGGCTTGTGGTGTTCAGTACATATTCTTTGAACCTATACAGGACATAGCAGCCAACATGGGTGGTGATGAAAGCAAAGAGCAGTTCCTTGCTGACCTATCTGTCAGATTATCTAAGCTAGCTGCTGAACTAGGCGTAGGCATTGTAACAATCGGACATACAAATGATGATGGTGCTGTAAAGTACTGCCGTATGATAGAACAAAGAGCATCTGTTGTTGTAGAATTACAAAGAGATAAGATGTCAGAGGATATTGACGAAAGGAATACAACTAAGTTGTTAGTCACAAAGAATAGACCAGTTGGTCCAACAGGATATGCAGGTCAACTTAAATTTAACACCGATAGCTTTACCCTATCAGAAAAATATGGGGAGTATTGATGGAACAACTACTAGAGTATGATCCGTTAGTTTATACAGCAGCAGGAATATATTTCTTGGGTGTTGTCAATCACTACGTCTTGATGAACACCATACACATTATACTTGAAGCACCAAGGGATGCTAACTCTATGAGATTTAAGGCTGTCATGTGGCCTTACGAGTTAGGGTTATGCTTGTGGATGACATGGACAGATCGAGGTGATGAATGAACATACTAGCAATGGACATAGAGACAGATGCTTTAGATGCTACCAAGATACATGTGATCTGTGCTCAGGATGTTGACACCAAGGAGAAGTACCAGTTCCTTAACGTATGTACCATACCTGAAGAGGCAGAGGCATTCATTAAGTTATGTAATGATACAGATAAGTTTGTCTTTCACAATGGGATAGGGTTTGATGTTAAAGTTATCAATCGTTTGGTACAACCTAACCTGATTAATCCATCGGACATCATTGATACTCTCATCATGTCACGCCTGATAGACTACAGCATCAAAGGGGGTCACAGTCTAAAGGCATGGGGTCAAAGGTTAGGTGAGTTTAAGATTGGCTTCGATCAGTTCGAGGTACTCACCCAAGAGATGATTGATTATTGTCATCAGGATGTTGAGGTTACAGTTAGACTATACAATAAGTTTAAGTCTACAATCTTTGATCCTGATCTACAGGATGCTATCAAATGTGAGCATGACATACAGATTTTATGTGAAGAGATGACAGCAGCAGGGTTTTACTTCGAGAAAGATAAGGCTGACCACCTACTCGATGAGGTTGAGTTGCGTATGGCAGAGCTAACAGACAGTTTCCAACGTGACTTCCCACCACAGCTAGAAGAAGTTAACAGGATTAAGTACAGAAAGAAACAGGATGGTACTACTATGGCAAGTGTGACAAAGGCCAGAGAGAAATACTTTAAGACAACTGTCGATTGGTCTGTTAATCCACCTGACCTAGTGTGCTACGATTGGATAGACTTTAATCCAGCATCACCTAAGATGAGAATAGAAAGACTATGGGATGCAGGGTGGCAGCCATACGAGAAAACAAAAGGACACATACAGTATGATAGAGAACAAAAACAAAGATCGTGGAGATAAGTTTGCTAGGTATGGCTGGACGTTATCTGAAGCTAACCTTGAGACACTGCCTGATGATGCACCTCCTGGTGGTAAACGTCTAGCTGAATGGCTAACACTAGAGGGTAGACGATCATCACTAGTAGAATGGTTAGGTCACTGTGGTGATGACAACAGAATACACGGTAGGTTCTTACACCTTGGTGCATGGACAGGACGTATGGCACACATGGCTCCTAACCAAGCTAACATACCTTCAGAGTTCCATGGTACACCTAAGTCAGCAGTCGAAGAGGTGAAGCACAGATATGACGGACAGTTCCGTGCCTTGTGGGGCGTAGAGAAGGGTAACTACCTAGTAGGTACGGATGCTGAAGGCATACAGCTGCGAGTGCTTGCCCACCTAATGAAGTCAGAGGAGTACGTCGATGCTATTGTGTCAGGTAAGAAAGAGAATGAGACTGACATACACAACCTGAACAAGAAAGCACTGGGTATGTCACATGTAACAAGAGATGATGCCAAGACTTTCATATACGCATTCCTACTAGGGGCAGGTACAGGTAAGATAGCACAGATACTACGTGTCAATCAACGTGAGGCAAGCCAATGTGTCGAGAACTTTATGCAATCAATACAAGGGCTTGCAAACCTCAAGAAGAAAGTCATACCACACATAGCTAAACGAGGTTGGTTCAAGGGTATGGATGGACGTAAGGTCATAGTACCATCAGAACATAAGACACTAGCAGGTATGCTGCAGAATGGTGAGTCTGTCATCATGAAACACTCAGCACTGCAATGGGTACGTCAAGCTAAGGCTAAACACATAGACTTTAAGCTTGTCACGTGGCCTCACGATGAATGGCAGACTGAGGTGTGTGGTAATTATGCAACAGCTGAAGAGTTAGGTGCATTACAACGTCAATCTTTTGTTGACACGGGAGAGAAATTCAATATGGTCTGTCCGTTGGCAGGTTCGACAGACATCGGACGCAACTGGAGAGATACTCACTAATTTACTTGACAAACTACATCAGTTAAGTTAAGCAAATATAATAGTCAGAAGATAAGTAAAGGAAAATATTATGGCTGAGAAAAAGAAAACAAAGTACGGTGTATTCGAAGGATCACTATACTATGCTCGTTTGTTCCAGGACAACATGGACAACTCAGAGTACCATGAAACTACACAAGGTCAGTACAACACAATGTTTGTACCTAAAGACAGTGACGAAGTTAATCGTATGATTGCTATGGGTTTCCCTGAGACAGCAATGGGTAATCAAATGATTAAACCTGTTGATGCAGCAGATGGTAAGATGGGTATGAAACTTAAACGCCCTAACGTACACCCATCTGGCATTGATAACTTCGGTGGTGCACCTGCTGTAACCAAGGGTACTACAAGTACACAGTGGGATTCCATTGTAGATGGTGCATTAGGTAATGGCACAACAGCTAAGGTTAAGTTGTCTATCTATGGTGAAGGATCAACAGCATCTGTACGCCTTGAGAAGATAGGTATCCTTGAGCATGTACCATACCAAGAATTAGACACAGAAGACCGTTGGTAAGGTTTCCCTCCCCGACTTGGGCATCCCTTAATTGGGGTGCTCCTTTTAATACATAAAGGATTGTACTTATGATAATAGCATGGTGGTCAGCAGGTGTAACCAGTGCAGTAGCTACAAAGTTAGCAATAGATGAGTACGGAAAAGATAATGTGCTGCCTATATACTTTCAAATAGATTCTTCTCACGAAGATAATAAAAGATTTAAAGAACAGTGTGAAGATTGGTATGGTAAAGAGATACAGGTTGAACGAGCACCTGAGAAATATAAGGATCAGTTTGATGTCATACTAAAAGATAAGTACGTCAATGGACCTGGTGGTGCTAGGTGTACGTTGGTTCTAAAGAAAAGAGTTAGACAAAGACTTGAGAAAACTTTATCTTATGACGGACAGGTGTTTGGCTTTGAGTATTCAAAGAAAGAAATTAATAGAGCTATAAGATTTAAAGAGCAATACCCTGATGCTAAACCTTTGTTCCCTTTGATACAAAATAAGATGAGCAAAGAAGAAAGTTTATTTTATTTAGAGAAGCAAGGTATTGAAAGACCTACTATGTATCACTTAGGCTATGGTAACAACAACTGTATTGGTTGTGTCAAAGGTGGTATGGGGTACTGGAATAAGATAAGAGTAGACTTCCCTGAAACCTTTGACCGTATGGCTAAAGCTGAGAGAGAAGTAGGTAACAGCTGCATTAGACATACGTTCTTAGATGAGCTAGATCCAGAGGCAGGGCGTAAACAAAAGTTTATTATGCCTGACTGTGGTAACTTCTGTGACATAGAGTTTTCTGATCTACTCCACCCAAGACTAGAGGAAGTGTACAGGAAACCAGTTCAACTAAAATTAATATAAAGGATTATATCTATGAAGATGAAACCTAAACAGGTACTGGTAGATGGTGATCCGTTTGCATACCGAGCAGCCTTCTCGTGTGAGAACGATCCTGTAGAGGATGCACTAGATAAGCTAGATGAGATACTTGAAGGTCAACTTAATGAGGTGATGTGGGACCTAGACCCTGAGCAATACTACGTATTCCTTACAGGTAAGGGTAACTTCAGATACGACTACTCGATTACTCATGAGTACAAGGGTAACAGAAAGAACGTAGAGAAACCACAACACCTACAAGCTATACGCAAACACATGATTGACAACTGGGATGCTATTGTGTCAGTAGATGAAGAGGCTGATGACCTGTGTGGTATATGGGCTACCAACTACGGCAAAGAATCCATTGTCATATCCATAGACAAGGACATGTTGCAGATACCTTGCTCACACTACAACCCTAACAGACGTACCATGACAGAGGTGGGTGAGTTTGAAGGCTTACGTTTCTTCTATACGCAGATACTTACAGGTGACAAGGCTGACAACATCATTGGCTTGTATGGTATAGGTCCTAAGAAAGCTGAGAAGATCCTTGCTGATTGCACTACTGAAGCTGCTATGTACGAGGAATGCTTACGTTCCTACAGTGGTGATGAAGCAAGAGTCATAGAGAATGCTAGACTACTCTGGCTTAGACGTTATGAGAACCAGATATGGGAGCCACCTAAATGCGTTTCAGATCAGGCTTAGAGAAGAGGACAGCAGCCTACCTCAAGAAACTAAAGATCAAGTTTGAATACGAGAAGATGCGTATCAAATGGCAAGACCTAAGATTTAAAACATACACACCTGACTTCGTGCTGAGTAACGGTATAATAATTGAGACTAAAGGAAGGTTCATTCATTCAGATAGAACCAAACACCTGATGGTCAAGGCACAACACCCCGAACATGATATTCGTTTTGTATTCAGCAACCCTAACCAGAAATTGTACAAGGGTTCTAAGACTACGTATGGTGACTGGTGTGATAAGAACGGATTCAAGTATGCTAAAGAAATTATTCCTGTCGAATGGACAAAAGAAAAGAAAAGGTGATTGACAATGTTTGATTTTGATAGTAAGATTCGTGCTCTTGTCCTTAACTATGGACTAGAACTTCTCCTAGAACAGAACGAAATACCAGAGGAATTTGTGGTATCCTGGTTAGTAGAAGAAAAGAGAATAGACATTGATGATTACTTTAATCTCGATGCAGAATTGGAAGAGTGGAAAAGGATAGAAGAATGAGTAAAGTAGAAAAGTTAAATGAGTACCAGAAGTTAGCTGCAAGTACTGCTGTGTATCCTAAAGATAGAACCTTAGAGTATTTAAGTTTAGGTTTAGCATCTGAGGTTGGTGAGCTGACAGGTAAGTTAGCTAAGTGGTATCGTAAGGACAATGCATACCCACATGGTGACATACTAGATGAACTAGGGGATGTGCTATGGTTTGTCAGTGAGTTTGCTAGGGTACACAATGTAAGTTTGTCATCGTTAGCACAAAGAAACATTGATAAGTTGTCAGATAGATACCAACGTGGTGTCCTTAAAGGATCAGGAGATAAGAGATGAAAGCATTTGGACGTTGGTGGTACAGGTTTATTAACTACATGATCACATGGCAGCTACACAGGGATGCTGTTAAACACCTAAACAAATTGACAGACAGAGAACTAAAAGATATAGGTCTGACAAGGGGTGAGATAGATCGTATGATCTGGTTTAAAGAAGACAAGAAAGATAGAGGGACAAAAGAATGAGCAACAACTACTTACCAACAGATTACCAATCATTCATACACAAGTCACGTTATGCTAAGTACATTGAGGGCAAGGGACGTGAGTCTTGGAGTGAGACTATAGACAGGTACATGAAGAATGTTGTAGGTGAATTGGTTGATACTGTTACTAAGAAAGAACTAGAGAAATCTATCTTAGACTTAGGTGTCATGCCTAGTATGAGATCCCTCATGACAGCAGGTAAGGCTGCCGATCGTGACAACGTTTGTATGTACAACTGTAGCTACTTAGCAGTTGATGATGTCAAAGCATTTGATGAAGCTATGTTTGTATTGTTATGTGGTACTGGTGTAGGGTTCTCAGTTGAACGTCAGTCAGT